GTACGGACGATGTCTTTGTCGTAACGGCCATGGAGGAGACTGGTACTTACGGCTCGGGCTGGCGGGTGAAGGTAAAAGCGGACCCGATGACTCAAGGAATCGGCGGGTGGTTAGACGCATCATATTTTCATCCGGCCCCGGTACGGGTGCTGAAGGCGTGTCAACGTCGGCTTCGCAAGGTTCGCCGGTTTGCCGACAAGACGCTGGACGGATTCAGTGCGAAGATAATGAAGGCTCGTTTGCTCAACTACCCCGATCCGTGGGAGCCAGAGGCGGAAGAGGATAACGGCATAGTAAAGGTGGACTGGTAAATGAGCGTACCCGCCGCTGTCGAGCGTTATATCCGCGAACATTACCCGTGGCCTCCGACGGATTGCCCGGAAGTGATAGCGCGATGGGTGGCTGACCGCTTACTGAACTCGGATTGGGTACGTCCTCAGCAGCGGGCCGTCAACTGTGGGATTTTTCACTTGCGGGATGTTCCCGAACCTTGGCGGGCTCGGCGTCAACAGCCAATTACTTGCGAACGTTGTGAGAAGCAGATTTTGCTTCCTCTTATCCACATTCGCGTACATACCAGCCCTGATTGGCGGATGCACGCTTACGAGCATTGGTTCATCGGGAAGTGCGACCGATGCGCCTGCGTTTTCTACGGCTCGTCGGATATACCCGGACGGACTTCGATAGACGGTGGGCCGAACGTAGAGGGGCGAATTAGCAGTATTCTTACCGCATCTGATTAAACGTAAGGGCGTTTTTGTAGAATAATAAAATAGGGGGAGGAATTCGGCGACCCGTATGAAAGGATATTTACGATGGTAGGCCCGAATATGCAGACCGCCGAGGCTCGGATTCATATGATGCTGTGCCGGTCATACCCCGACGATGGCGAGATGCTATTGGCGTCTGTCTCCGTCCTGGCTTGGGCGGGCGAGAGCGCTCCGGGTTGGTGGGTAATCGGCCCGACGATAACGCCAACGTCCGGTAGGGGCGTTCCGGCGGCGTTGGCGGCGTATACGGGCGGTGGAAATGGCCGCTGAGACGTGGAGCGTCATTGGTTTTTTCGATCAGCATTTATCTCGGCGGACTGTTGATAGGGCGACGGCGTATGGTCCGTTGTGGGCTGAATCCGTTCGACGGGCAGGTAACGCGGAGTTGGTGGTCGCTTTGGCAACGACGGCGGCGGCTACTCTCGGGAATCCCGTACCGGACGAGTTTGGCGTAGACGTTTTTGTACGATACGCCGGTAACAAGCCGAAGGGCCAGATAAATCGGGCCACTACGTTACGGCGCGGGGCGGACGCGGCCTCGGGCGACTGGCTTTTGTTCTTGGATACCGATGTCATTCTGCCGCCGTGCTGGTTGGATGAAGCTAAGGCTTGGGCGGCACGGACCGGAGCGAAAGCGTTTCTGGGGTTCAGCCGGATGTTTATGCTGCGAGAAGACGAGACCAATAAGTTGCTTTCGTTATCGAATCCATTAGCTGCGGTGGATAAGCTGGATTCGTTGTATGGCGGGAAAGACCTGCCCGTTGAGATGGGGCCTCGCGAAGAAACCCGTTTCGAGGTGCCGGATTATGGGGAACGGTCCCACGTCAACGGGGCGTTGGCTATCCGGGCCGATCTATTCTGGAAGGCGGGCGGGTACGACAGTCGTGTGTCGTTCGGACGCGAGGACGTTGAGTTGTGTTATCGACTTCGGAAGGCAATGGGAATAGACCCTATCGCCGAGCGGATGCCGGGCAGCTTGTGGCGTTTGTATGGATTCACAGTTGGGGCGAAACCGGATACATATAAGAAAAGGCTTGGCAACGTGGCCGGATGGTATGAGAGCGAACGAATCTTCAAGTATATTCAGGATAACCCGGACGGGATGACTCGCGCACTCCGCAGGGCGGCAGAAATCAAACCCAACGACGACGCGACACCGTAGAGGAATTCCGTGGCTCGTCAACGAATCGTACAACTGGATTATGAGCCGAACGAGAAGCAGTCCCTCGCCCACGCCGCGTCGGAAATGTTTATCCTGTACGGGGGTGCTGTTGGCGGAGGCAAGACGGTATACCTCATTAACGAGCTTCAACAACTTTGTCTTGAGTTCCCCGGCAACCGCGTTTACTTGTGTCAGCACGAACTCGCGACTTTCATGGCGAACGTCTACCCCAAGCTGATTTCGTTCCTCGCCCATTCCGCCGTAGTCCACCACGACCGATCCCGTCGCGTCATTCGATACCAGAACGGCAGCGAGCTTTGTTACGGCGGTTTACGCCCGTCGGGCAACGATAGGGAACTGAGCCGGGTGAAAGGCTCCGATTGGGGCGCGTTCGGCGTAGACGAGGCGTCCGAGACGCAAGAGATGTTCATCAACATGCTTATTCGTTCCTTGCGGCTCCGTTTGCCCAGCGGGAAACGGCCCCGTTATCGCGGGCTCTTTACGAGTAACCCCGAAGACTGTTGGGTAAAGTCGTGGTTTATTGACGAAAGCTACCGCGACGAAAGCTGGCCGGACGGGTTGTTCAAGATCAAGGGCAAGCCGAACCGGGTATTCGTCCAGGCCCGTATCCACGACAACGAACAGAATCTTCCCGGCGCGTATGTCTCGAGGATGATGGAATCGTTCCGGGATACGCCGGGCTGGAAGTCGAGATATATCGACGGTAATTGGAAAAGCATCGGGGAGGAGCAGTTCAACGTCTTCCCCTATGCGACGGTCCGAGCGGCACAGGCCCGGACGGCGGCGACCGTGGACGAACCTATCGACGTGGGGATTGACGTAGCTCGGTTGGGCAGCGACGATTCGGTTATCGCCGCCCGGCAAGGCGACCGTATCTGGGTTGAGAATCGAATACAGGGACGCCATCGGCTCTTTCCCGACGTATGGGACGCGGTCCGAACGTTCCGCGACGGCAATCAGGTAAAGACATTTTATATAGACTCTGTTGGTGTGGGCGGCGGGCTTGCGGATAAGATGATTGAGGATGGTTTTCCCGTAACGGAATGGGTGGCCGGAAGTACGGAAGGGGTGGACAAGGAACGTTACTCGAACCTTCGGACGCAGGCTTCGTGGGAACTTCGCAAGATTCTTCAGGCCGATGGCTGCAAGATTCAGTTGCCGAGCGGCGAAGAGGCGAAAGAGGCCCAGAACGGGGAATTATGCGGCCAGTTCACGAGTATACGTTACGAGCGGATGTCTGACAAGAAAATCAAATTGGAATCGAAGCTGACGATGAAGCGTCGTGGTGCACGAAGCCCCGACCTCGCCGAAGCGATTATTATGGCATGCTCCGGGCTGACGCTCCAGCCGGATAAGCCACTTGGCCCGCCGGTCATTCGGTGGCTGTAAGGAGAACGACTGATGGCTACAAAGAAGAAAAGCGTTGTTGAGAAGCGGAGCGCCCAGGGGCCGGTTATCATGTCGTCTCTGTTCGGACGGCGCGTGCCGACAAGCCCGAAGAATGACGAGGAGTACCTGAAACTCTTCGGTGATAATCCGTGGGTCTACTCGTCCGTCTGGGCCATCTCGAACAGCGGGGCGAACTTGCCGATGCGTATTTTCCGCAAGGTGGATAAGAAGGCGGATACGAACCTTCAACAGCCGAGGGGGACGCCGGAAGGCTGGGAAGACGTGACGGACCAGAGCGAGAAATACGGTCTGGTTCGTATCCTCCAGAACCCGAACCCGTCGCAGACTACATACGACTTGCTAGAGACTACGCTAGGCTACTTGGAATTGGCCGGGCGTATGTATTGGGAAGTAGCGGAGATGAAGAATGGGGAGCCGGGCGAGCTGTATCCCGTCCGCCCTACGCGGATGCTTCCCGTAGCGGACAGCGAAGGATTCGGAATCAGTGGCTACGTTTTCAAGGTTGAAGGCTCGAATGATGAAGAGAAATTCGAGGCCGAGGAAATCATCCCGTTCCGGTACTTCGATCCGTTAAGCGATTGGGGCGGGCAGGCGGCGGTAAAGGCCGCGACGGTCGCTATCATACTCGACCAGCAGGCGAATGAATTGAATCAAGCTTTTTTCGCCAACGACGCATCGCCGTCTGGCGTGTTACAGGTAGATCGGGAAATCAGCGAAGAGGAATTCGAGCGCCTTTCTACTCAATGGAAGATTCGGCATAAAGGGGCGCGTAAGAGCTTCAAGACCGCGTTGCTTCCGCCGGGCGTCACGTGGTCAAAGACGGGCGACTCGTTGACGGAAATGAAGTTCGAGGGCTTGCGTAAGATGAACCGGCAGGAAATCCTGACCGTGTTCGGCGTCCCGCCCGTTAAGGTCGGGCTGTTGGAGTATGCTAAGTACAGCAACTTCAACCTTCAGGAGAAGGCATTTTACCAAGATACGATTCGCCCGAAGATGCACAAGATTGAATCGTCGCTTGACAAGTTTCTCGCCCCACGTTTTGCGAAGGAAGGCGTATTTCGTGTTCGCTTTGATATGAGCGAATACTTGGCCGATGATTTCCTGACGCGGGTGAAGGCCAACGATATGCTCTTCCGAATCGGGGCACGGAACGCTAATGAGATTCGCAAGGAACTGGGGCTGGGTGCTCCATACGAAGAGGGCAACCAGTATTACGTCACGGCTCAGGTCGGCCCGGCGGGCGAATTGACGGTGGAGCAGACCGAGAAGCGTTGGTTGGCCGGTAACGAACAGCTAGAGCAAATCGTGGCCGAGGTCCGCGAGCAGGCTGAGGCGAATGGGAAAAGCGTGCGTGAGATAATCGACGAGGAGGTTCCGGTCGGCGATGACGAATAGCCTATCACGATTCGACGTTGACCTGATTGCACGGCGCGTTCTGTTCGCGAAGGCCGCGCCGGGGCCGGTGCCACCGTGCGCTATACCAGTACCCGGCTCAACATTTCCAATAAATTATACGACGCCGAAGGATTATGAGTGGGCAAGTAAATTATCGGAGGATCAGCGCCAGGCTGTCGCGGCATGGCAGAGTAATAATTACCAGTATATTCGCGAGTATCAACAGTTTGGTGAGACGATAGAAGCTCAAGCGAAAAAGTGGACGAAAGATTTGGGGTCTGCGTGGAAAAAGGCTCCGAAGCATACTAAGGGTACGGTCTATCGTGGTGTTCAGTTGACGAAGGAACAAGCAAAGGGTTTCTCGTTCGGTGAGATAGAGTTTGAGAATTTTACAGCTACGTCTCTCGATAAGTCGATTGCTCGGAATTTCGCGACGAAGAATGTAGGTGAGCGGCAGCCTTGTATCTTTGAGATTCGACAGTCGAAGACAGGTCGTCGTATTCTTGGGGCAGGGCGAGAGGACGAGGCCGAAGTTCTATTCGGCGCTGGGGCTGAGTTTGATATTAGCTACGACGGGGTTGAGAACGGTGTATGGCGATTCATTCTGACGGAGATAATTCGATGAAGATACTGACGGAGAAGTTTGGTAGTATCGGTATGGATGGGATAGTATTTCGTCCGAAGAAGAAACTGAAGAAGAAACCGATAAAGGAATCTAAGTGACCCCTCAGCCCGGAACCTTAGCGAATATCGAATCGCCGGAGACGCTGACCCAGCGTCCGTCCCGCCGATTCGCCGACGCGCAGAAACTCCATCGTGAGATACAGCGCCTCGCCCACCAATCCGCTGTTCGTATGAAGCCCCTAATCGACGAATGGTTTGATCTGTCGCATACTGCTATTATTTATGGAGTTCGGACGCAACTGGAGATGGGCCTGGAGCCGATAGAGAAGGGTATCCAAATCGAGAAGGCTACGCCCGGCAAGATTACGTCTCGGCTCGTGGACTGGGGCTGCATCGATGCTCAAGGGATACTTCGCGTCCGTCCGTTAATGTTGGAGTACGCGGTCAAGGGCGCGAACGCGGCGGTCAAGTACCTTCGCTTTACCGGCTCGTTTGACTTATCGAATCCGGCTATCAATAAGTGGGCGTCTACGCAATCGTCCAAGATGGTCCGTGAGATAACGCGGGGGCTGCGTGGCAATATCCGTAAGGTTATCACCGAAACGGTACGGGCCGGACGCGGCGTGAACGAAGCGGCCAGTGCGATACGGAAGCTCCAGTCATTCAACTTGACGGCCCGGCAGGTGGAGTACGTCGAGAACTACCGCCGCAAGCTGGATTTATTCCACGGCGACTGGGCGAACGTCCGCTCGTCTGACGGCGTGAAGAATGTATTAGGGCGAGTTGGCCCGTCCGACGTGACGCGGCTATCGACCGACGAACTGGGGCGTGTCCATCGGGCGGTCTATCCGAAGGGGGCACCGACGCGGAAGCTAATCGACCAGCGAGTGACTCGATACCGGAATATGAAGCTGAGGCAAAGGTCGATTTCGATTGCCCGTACCGAGTCGATAAATTCATTGAACCAAGGAATGATGGAGTCGTGGAAGGAGGCGGGGGTCGAGCGATATGAATGGATGGCCTCGTCGGACGCATGCCCAATCTGCACGGACTTGAATGGTCGCGTCTGGAACGTCGGTCACGGCCCCGTCCCGACAGCTCATCCTTCGTGCCGCTGCACCGTCGTTGAGCGGGATAAGGGAAAGAAAATAGGAGACTAACAAATGAAGATTGAAGACCTGACCGTAGACCACATCGAGAAGAGCGCTGACGCCGCCGAGCTTCGGGACTTCAAGAAGAGAATCTACGCCTTATATCATAAGCATTACGTCGAGGGCCGTCGTGATTCGCCCGTCCCGTATAATCGGTTGCTCGATCTGTATGAGTCCGTTACCAAACGCCTCAATGACATTTGGAGTCGTGGCCGTCGCAGGGATAAGACGGACCTGGACGCCGCGTTATCCAGCCGCCGTATGCTCGGCTTGGATACCCAGTCCCTAGACGCCGTGACGGTAGTGGACGGTGCGATGGCCGTGGTCGGTAAGCAGGTAGCGGACTCGATGAACGCCGAAGACGTGGAGGTTCGTATCGCTCCGGAACTAATCGAATGGGAAGGCGCGGACGAGAGCTTGAAAAAGGCTTTAATCAATGTCGGGGTGATGACTGGGAAGCCGGGCGATATGACGGGCTTCGAGGATGACGCGGACCAACAGGTAATCTATTTATATGACTTGAAACTGGTCCCCCGCGACCGGGCGGCACGGTCTGTCCGGAAGGGGACGGCGGCAACTCCCGAGCCGCTCCCGATCCCGAACACGGGCGAGAGCGAAAAGACGGCGAAGCGATTTGAGGTTTTCTGGAAGGCGGAGGAAGAGCATATTGTGGGCGGGGTCGTGTACGCGCCGGACGAAGTAGACGCCCAGGGCGACTTCACGACTGCGGAGGAGATAACGAAGGCGATGTATGGTTGGATGGAAGACGCCCAGACGATGAAGGAAATGCACGCCGGGCGACCTAAGCAGGTGAAGGTGCTGGAGTGCTTCCAGCCCGAACAGGATATTATCAAGTTCGGGAATACGATTAAGGCGGGTGCTTGGTGGCTGTTGGTCCGGGTGCTCGACGACAAGATATGGAAGCGGGTCAAGAAGGGGGAATTGACCGGATTTTCGATGAGTGGGCAGGCCAACGTCTCCGAGGCAACATAGACCCCCGGAGACGTTAGTTATGGGATTAGCAACCCCAAATAAAGAGTAGCCCGAGGATAGCCCAGCCCACCCCGGTCGCTCCGTTGGAGATATACATAGACGCGACGCCAAGGGCGCAGACAGCTATTGAGGCTAATCCTTTTCCTAGTGCTGTTTTCATCATTTACTCCTTTCGTCCTTCACTCCGCCATACGTTCCCGCAGCCCCGGCATTCGTAGGCTGGTTTTTCTTCGACGATATCTGCGGTTCTGACAAGCCATATTCCGCCCCAATGATTAGCCTTTACTTCGGCCAGGGTCCGTACCGTGATTTTCGGCGAACTACATTTAGGGCATGCCTTATCCATCGGGAACGTCCCGGCGAACAGGCGCGGTCGTGTGTTTGTTTTCTTCATTGGCCACTCAGCTTTCCAGTAAGTTGTTCGAGGTCGTCGAGCCGTGCGACGATACTCTCTTGGTGCTCGATGCGTTCCTGGGTTTCGGCGTTGATGGCCTCCTGAATCTCCACGATCCGCTTGACCAACTTCGCCTTGTCCACGTCGGCCAGCTCGGACGCGGCTACTTCGATAGCCAGCAGTCCCAGCAACTTGATGCTCACACATTCGCAGGTCATAATCTTTCCTCCTATTTCAGTTGTCGAACCAGAACACGATTCGGGCGTCGTTCGTTTCGTTAAGGGATTTGAACGCCGCCGTCAGTGCCTTCCATTCTACGCCGATGATATACTCCGTTTCCAGCCGGTAGCGAGCGAGGACGACGGCGAACTCGTCCCACGTCAGCCAAGAGACGTGGTGCCAATCGGGGCCGGAGATGTAGCTATCGTCGATACGCTTACTCGCCCCACTCTTGAGCCACTCTTCGGCCTTTTCTTTGGTGCAGTAGTGTCTCTCACCACATTCGCGCGGCCCGGTATCTGTGATGAAGTATCCATACCTGCTTTTTGTTATCCATGCCGGGTTTTCTGGAAAACCACGGGGCACGACGACAGGCGTTGTATCAACACGCACCCCAGCCAAATAGCCAAACATTTCGTAGTCACGTCCGGGGTTTATAGAGTCGCGGCTGAATGTATACCAGTTGTGGGATTCCCCTTCTTGCGTTGGTTCCCGGCTTCGGTATTCCAGCATGATATGAATGTCGCAGCCCATTGTCCGTCTCCTTTCAGGTAAGAGTAAAACGCTTCATAAGAACTGGCAAGCGGTTTCCCGCCCGCCGGTTTTATTATTCAGCCTCTCCTTCTTTTGCTCGATGCCCTTTGTCTTGCCACCGCTTCCGCCGAAGTCTCCGCGCTCATCGTCTTGAGCACGATACCCCAGCGATGGCAATCCGACCCGGAGCATTCCTTGTCGAATACGCACGCCCCACGGACGAAGTCCGCGCAGTAGAGCGCGGCGATGTTCTTATCGCTTTTGCCAGCCATAGCGGAATTCCCTTCTGGGATTGAGCGACCCGGACTTGAACCCCGTCGCGAGGTACTGGATGCCGTCACGTAGCTCGGCGCTCTTGATGACCGCCACCGTCGCCCACGTCCCGTCGGACTTCTGGTAAATCGCATCTTCGGGCGCGTTGCTTTCCTCGGCGTACTTGGCCTGGTCGTTGACGTAGCCGAGTCGCGATTCGTTCCACAAGCCCCAGGCGTAAATGTATGGGTGCTTCATCGTACCACTCCTAAATGGCCCAGCGGAATTGCTGGACGATGAGCGCGCCCATCGGCGTTGGCCGGACGGACGCGGTGGGTTAGGTTTCGATGCCTAGTAAGGCTTTGGCGTGGTTATGCTTGGCATACTGGAGCGCTTCGAGGTCAGAGTAGTAGATTAACTTTGCCTGCTTGACCGGAAGGCCGTGCTTGTCGTGGTAGTTAGCGACGTAACCAGCCTCGTCGCCGCCGTGATTCTTAATCCAGCGGACTGAGTCTTTAATACGGGCTTCCGCTGCGGTAGCACGAAGGACTCGTTTGCTTCTCATCACTCGGTCTCCTTTCGTTCCGCAATGGCCTTATCGTAGTACCGTACCTTTTCCGCCCACTTGGCCACGAGTTTCTTCTGTCGCTTCAGTCGCCGCTCGTGTTGGGCGAGCATTTTCTGCGCGTGCTCGGCCCGTTCGGCTATGAGGTCGCGGCCCGCCTTGGCCACAGCGGGCAGGACGATTAGCCCATCGGCCCACGGCACACCGATGCAGTTCGGATTTTGGCAATCGCCGTAATTCCGAATGACCATCACGCCCCATATGAAGAGCTGGGCGAGTTTGCGGAGCGCGTCACCAGCCAGGAGACCAACGCGGGGTAGCTCTTTCGAGCCGGGGGCCGGAACCCATAATGTGAAATCAATCGGTTTTCCGTTCCAGCAATCCTTCGGGTGTGCGATATCGAACTGCCTGCTCCGAGCCGCCGTTCCCGTAACGACGTAGATGGTCCCTATTGTGTTCTGCGGAACGCCCTCGTGCTTGAGCCCGGTGGTGAATAGTCTCCGCAGGGACTTCGTGTTCCACTTCGTTTCGTTCTTGACCTTCATCGGTCCGTCTCCTAATAGAGAAAGGAATAAACGTCTAAGGACGCCCGAGACTGGTAAGACCCGGACGCCGTTTGTGTCTAGCGCGTCTGTTGAGCTTTCATCGCTTCGCGTTGCCCGAATGCGACGGTCCACTCGAACGCCTTCTCGGCGTTGGCGAATTGGGACGCCCACTTGAAGTACCGCTCGGACGCCGGGATGATTCCCTCGACGACCGCGACGGGAATCCCGAACTTCTGACAGGTGGGCGTTCCGGCGATGCGGACCTTGAGAGCTTCGCCGCGTGTTTGCTCGTCCATCTCTCCACTCCTAACAAGAGGGCCGCGTTATGCCGCCCAGCCTTGACCGCCCCCGCCCGGTTTCCCGGACGGAAGCGAATCACTTTCATTCAATAGCGAGTTCTACCGCCGTCCCGAACGGAACATCGACCGAGTCACCCGTGGTGAGAACCCACAACGTCGGATACTCTGGTTCATTCTTAGGAAAGATCCCAAATCCGTCAGTCAAATATATCAAACACGATGGCTCGACGCCGCTCTTTGCGACCCAATCGAACGCTGGGCGGAAGTCCGTCCCGCCACCGCCGCAGGGCTTGAGTTGCATCGGCAAGTCGGCCCGCGTCAGCGTCTCTTCACTGTTGACTGCCGCATCGGCGTACAGCAGATGGATGGTCGTCTCGTATGCCCCGAGTACGGCGGACGCCTCGGCGGCGAACGCATTCAGCTCGGCCCGTCCGATGCTCCCGGACGTATCCACCACGACCACGACGGCGGGAAGCTCCTCGGAGATGAGGCTGGGCAGGACGATACCCCGGCCCAGATGCCGAACGTTCGGGCGCGTCCAGTTGTAATCGTTCCGGGCGCTCGTCTCCACGAAATCCCGCAACAGCGTAGTCCACGGAATCTGCGGGTTGACGAACTCATCAACGAGACGCTGAAGGGAGGCTGGAAGTTTCCCGGCCATCTTCGCGGCCTGGGCCGCTTGCGTGACGGCGACTTTCCATTCGCCTTCCAGTTCGTTCACGTCTTCGCCCTTTGCGGGTAACTCGACGCCACCGCAACCGCCGGGGTCGGACTCGTCGCTGGGCTCGTTTCCGGCCCCGTCGCCCTTCTGACCGCCCGATTGCCCTTTTAGCGGGTCGGGCAGCTTCGCGTAAATCTCCTCGTAGGCCATATCGTTCCACTTCGCGTCGATCAGGCAGCCTTCGGGCAACTCCATCCCGGCCTCGATGACGATGGGGTTGATGGCGTAGTCCATCGCGATGTTCGCCTTGCGCATATCACGGTGGCCGAGCCGCCAGATGTGGCCGTTGGAAACGTGCAAGACTTCGTGGGCCAACACGCCGACCCGCTGGGCGTCGGTGAGCGTCTCGTTGAACCACGTCGGGTTGTACCGGATACGCCTGCCGTCTGTGCAGGCCGTCGGGATGTTCGGGTCTTCGATCATCTTCAGCCGCAGGACGAGCGACCCGAAGAATGGATGGTCGAGCGTGATTTGCGTCCTCGCCTTCGTCATCAAGTCCCACTTTTTCTGCTTGTCCATAACGCTTACTCCTTTACCAAGAGGGCCACGGTTTGCGTCCCTCACTGACCGTCCCGCCCATCTTTCGACGGGCGAGACGTTCGATAGCCGTGGGTGGGCTACTTCTTGATGTACGTGAACTTGTGAATAGCCTCGTCTCGGTCAGTGGTAGCGGGGACTACGCTATACCCCTTCTCCACTGCCTCTCTCTGAACGGCAACGTTCAGCGTATGGGCCTTGAGCTTCATGTCCTGACAGCCACGAACGCCCAGGGTCACCATGGCCGAAAAGCTGATAAGCCCCACACACCATATCAAAGACACTGCCCAATCTCTCATCACATCCTCCTTGCGGCATTGCCGCCGTAAAATAGGGTACTTCTGAGGCGCTATTATGCAGCCGCCGTATGATCTAGTCGCCTACGTCAAAACTTCCTGATGCTTCGTCGCCCACGCGATGAACTCGGGGCAGTTCGCGACCGCGCTGCATTTCCGGACGCAGTCGCGTACCGTGAGCACGGAGAACTCGGCGGGCAGCCGAGCCGCGTACTTCATAATGTTCCCCGCCGTCTTGTCCGTCGCCCGGATGGCCAACGCCACCGCCACCGCGTAGAGGGCTGCGGGCTCTTTCGGAACCTTCGCCTTGTCGGGGTGCTTGAGGATTTCCTCGATGCTCGGCAGCGATTGGTACGTCCGCTGGAACGCGATGAACTCGGCGGCGAATCCTTCACCCGCCGCTCCGGCAAGGAACGCCATCGAAGTCGCCCCGTTTTTCAGCAGCTTGCCGAAGTGGGCCACCGTCCGGGGGCTGGGCCGATTGACGATGTCCGCCGTCGGGCGTTCGTCGTCCATTAGCAGATTCGGACGGAACCGAATGAACGCAATCACTTCTGCCGGAACCTCGTGGTCATACGCCCAGGCGCACCAGTCGTCGAGGTTCACTTCCAACTCGACGATGGACGCGAACCGCGACTTCACCGGCTCCAGAATCCCGGTCACGCCCGCCCGGTCCTCGCGGCGGTTGGTCGCGGCGACGAAGACAACGTGGTCGCTGATCTTCTTGCCGTTGATTTCGCGGGCCAGCAGCAGTTGCATATACGCTGCTTGGACCACGGCGGGCGCTTGCCCGAGATCGTCGATGAATATCACCGTCCGCCGCTTGACCTGCATCATCTTCCGCAGGTCGCCGTAGGGCAGGAACTCGGCCTTCCCGTCCACGATGGCGGGCAGCCCCTTGGCGTCCGTCGGGTCGCTGACGACCGGATGGGTCAGGATGAGGTCCGCGTCCGCTTTGACTGCCGCCTGCCCGACGATGTCACTCTTGCCGATGCCGGGCGCTCCCTTGATGAG